GGTGTAAAAAACATAGATAGAACTTCTGGTGGTACTAGAGATTCAGCAGTTCCTGTAGCAGATATTAATTTTGAACCATTTGAAACAGGTGTTATAAACAATAGCGGTGCAAATAAAGGAACAAATAAATCATTAGCAACTGGTTACAATGGTCTTAAATCCTCATCAAAACCATCTCTAAAACAAAACTACAAGCAATTTAAAGATCAACCAACGAATGCAAATGGTAAAACCGTTTATTCATCTGGTGCTGGTGGATTGGGAACTTGTTCATTCTTGCCTGTATCAATTTCTGCTGCTGCAGGATGTTATAAGAGCAATATGGACAATATAAAGAATGGTACACAAAACATCAAGAACAATATAGAACAACAAACAAATAAGACATTGAATACAACTGCTTCTGGTGGAAGACAAAACAATTCAACAGAGTTTACAAATAGATCTAGAGATGTTGGCTCATATGTCAAGTCTTCAACTGGTTCAAGTACTGCACCATATGATCTATCAAATGCAGACAAGAATAAACTTGGCGGTATACCAAATAAGGCGGTAATAGAGCAACCAATTGAACCAATTCCAGATACTGGTGCTGGTCTTGGTAATCAAACAGAAATAAATGGAATGCCAATCAGTAAGGACAATTTTGGTAATATTACAATAAATGGAAATGTAGTACCGATCATAGATGCTACAAATAAGATAGCAAATCAATCTGATCCTAATAACCCAAATAGAGATAATGAGTGCGGTGAATGTGGCTGCAATGAACCAAATAAATAAAATAGAGAAATAATATGGCAGTAACAGAATCACAAGGTAATTGGAGCGAACCAGAGACACCATACGGGAAAGTAAAAGGAGAACCCGTAGAGGAAATGTATCCTTATAATAAGGTATACGAATCTGAGTCTGGTCATGTTATTGAAGTAGATGATACTCCCGGTTCTGAAAGATTAAACATCTTTCATAGATCTGGTACATTTGAAGAGTTTCATCCTAATGGTGATAAAAATGTTAAAGTAGTACGCGATAGATATACAAGCATTTTAAGAGATGATTATATCCATATTGACGGTTTCTGTAATGTAACTGTAGATAAAGCATTAAAGATCGTTGTAAATGCAGAAAATACCGAGAGCACACCATCTAAGAATGTAAATTTTGATATTGAGGTTGGTGAGAATTCTAATGTAAATTTAATTCTCAAAAAAGGTAATTGCAATCTTAAGTTAGAAAGTGGTGATGCAAACATTCTTTTACAAGATGGTGATATCAATCTTACCCAAAAGGACGGAAACTTCAACCACAATGTAAATGGCGACTATAACCTAGAAGTAACTGGTCACATGCATGTTGTTGTTGGAAAGGATTCTGTGAATGAAATTGGTGGTAGTAGAGATGTTAGAATTGACGGTACTTTTGATAATTTACACATTACCGAAGGATATTCAGAAACTCTAGTAGAAAAAGGTGATATGCGTATAGAAGTTGGTGCAAATCACCATACACTGGTTCATGGAGAATCACACCTAAAAGTTGAACAGGGTAGAAGAGAGTTCATAACTCAATATGATGAATTATCTGTAGATGGCGATAAAAAGATAAAGGTAGCACCTGGTGATTTTGATATATTTACTAATGGTAATCTATCAATTTCAACGAGTGGCACATTTGATGGTTCCTTTACAGGTGCTACAAGATTAACCACAGATTCTTCATTTGATATATTATCTGCCACTTCAACCAAGATGACAAGTGGTGCTGGTATGGACATATTATCATCTTCTCAATTAAAACTTAGTAGTAGTTCAACACTTGACATCTTAAGTGCTGCTGCTATGAAGATATCCTCTGGTGCTGTAATGGGGTTGAATGCTTCGGGTGCATTATTACAAACAGGTAGTGTAATACACTTAAATGGTCCAAGTGCTCCAAGAGCAACTATTGCAAACAGAGCAAGAACTGCTCTAGCAGCAGATCTACCTTCCAAGCAATTTGTTTACAAACCCGGAGAAATTGGTAGATGGAATAAATCAGTAAATGGTAAGTCTCCTGCTTCTGTTTTAAATGAATCAAGTGCAAAATTAAATAAACAATTAGATACACTTAATACATCAAAAGAACAATTAGGAGCATCTTCAAATCAATTAACAGGACTAAAGGAACAACTCAATGCAGCAGGAACAGATCCAGCGAAATTGAGTACAGTTGCAAATTCAACTGCTGGTTTAACAAACAATATATCTGGAACTGCTGGTAATGTTAATGGTGTTCTGGGTGGTATGGGTGGAACAGTAGACGATGTATCAAATGTTTCTGGTTCATTAGTACCCGGTTCAGCAGATAGTTTAAGTAAGTTTGGAAGCGGTGGTGATTTCTTAACAGGATTGAAGGATGGATTGGGTGGAGTTGTTGGATTTATAGGTGACATATTCAGCACAATAACAGATATTGCTTGCGGTATTATAGACGCTATAGGCGGTGCTTTAGACTTTGTTGGTAAGATCATATCAGATGCTATTGGTGCAGTCATGGACGCAATAGGATCGGTTATAGACGCTATTGGCACGGTAATAGACGCAGCAACCAAGGCTATAACTGAAGTACTATCCACAATAGGTGATATAATCGGTAAGGTATTTGATGCTGCTGGTAACTTCATCGGTGAAATAGTAGATGGTATCGGTAGCGTAATAGACGCAATTGCAAGTATTTTCAATGGTCTTGGTGGTAGACCAAGTAACTGTGGTATATCTCTTGCACTATGTACAGAAGATTTCTCACTAGGTATTGCTAACGCACCAGGAGGTGGTTAATGCCAGGGGCAGCAAGAAAATTCGTAGATAGCGTAGGTGGTGGAGTTGCATTAGGCTCTTCTAATGTTTTTGTAAATAATATAATGATTGCACAAAGAGGTGATAGAGTAACCCCGCACCCACCCTGTTGCTGTGGTGTTGGTTGTGGTTGTCAAGAGCACTGTCATGCAAGTCTTGCTATGGCATCGCCTAATGTTTTTGCAAATAATAGAAATGCAGTAAGACAAGGAGATCCTGCTACATGTTTACATCCAATTGCAGGTTCATCTAATGTTTTTATAAATTAATAAAAAGAAATATACATATTTAAAATGATAGCAAAAGACCTAGATTTAAACTTCAATATAAACCCAATAACTGGGGATTTAAACAAAAAAACTGATGGAGATGCTCTAAAGCAATCCCTCAGAACCCTTCTTCTATTGAGTTTATATGAAAAACCATTTAATTCGGATTTAAATGCAAATATTAGAGGATTTTTATTTGAAAATTACCTGATAGATGGTGATGTTGAATTAAAGAATAATATTATAAGAATTATAAAAAAATACGAACCAAGAGTCTCTTTAAAAAATGTACTAGTTGCAGCGACTCCAGATCAAAATGCAATAGATATTACAGTAGAATACTACTTTACAGGAAATAAAGAAGAAACTTTAAGTTTCTCAATAGAGAGAACAAGATAAAATGGAACAAAAAAGAGGCGATATTTCCAACTTAGATTTCGTATCAATTAAATCAAATCTAATTGACTTTTTGAATAAGCAATCAGAATTTGCTGGTTACTCATTCGAAGGTTCTGCCTTCAATGTTCTAATGGATCTTCTTGCATATAACACATACTATAATGCATTTTACAACAACATGGTTGTTAATGAAACATTCATAGATTCTGCCTCAAAAAGATCATCAGTTGTATCTCTAGCAAAGAATTTGGGTTATGTACCAAAATCTACAAAAGCAGCAACAGCAGTTATCAACATCAAACTCAGTCCTGAAAATTATACTAATGATGTTATAACAAGAAACACACAAGTAACAGCAACAGACGCAAACAACAATACTTACACATTCGTAACAACAAAATCATATTCATTTGATCCTGTAGAATTTGACAGTACAACAGGAGAAACCACAAAATATGGTATAATGGATGTTCCTATAATTCAAGGAACATATACAACTTTCACTGCAATTATTGCAGACCCAAACCAAACAATCACTATTCCATATAATGGTATAGATCTATCCACTATAAGAGCATTCGTATTAAAGTCATTCACCAATCAAGAAGGAATAAATCAAGAATGGAAAATGGCTACAGATATTACAGAAGTAAATAAGAATTCAAGAGTGTTCTTTATACAAGAATCACCAACAGGTAATTATGAAGCAACATTTGGTGATGGTGTATTTGGTAAGCCATTAGAACAAGGAAATTTAGTAATTTTTGAATTCTTGGTATCTTCTGGTACTGCTGGAAACAATATTGGTTCTTCAGATTCTGTATCTTTCTCCTCATTCAGTTTAACTGGATACGAAATAGAAACAGTTCAACCATCAAGCGGTGGTGCAGATAAAGAGGATATTGAAAGTGTAAGAAGAAATGCTCTCAAGAATTATTCAAATGAAGAAAGAGCAGTAACAGCAAGTGATTATGAAAGTTTAATATTAAAGAACTATAACAATATAGAATCAATTCGTTGTTGGGGTGGTGAGCAAAACAATCCACCACAATATGGTAAAGTATTTGCTTCTATCAAACCATATAATAGTTCAGTATTATCACTACAAGAAAAGAAGCAAATAGTAGATTCTATTTTACGAAACAGATCTATGGCTGGTATAACTCTAGAAATTTTAGATCCAGATATTCTATACTTGAATCTATCTGTAAATGCAAAATACGATCCAACATCTACCAGAGATTCAGAAACAAAGATAAGAGAAGTATTGAATACAAGAATAAGAGAATATGCTGTTACAAACTTCAAAGGATTTGACGATGACTATTATTCATCAGATTTAATTCCACAATTATTGACTTTCCATCCAAGTATAGTTGGTGCTTCTACAAATGTTTCTATGGAAAAGCGTATATATCCAGAACTAACAAAGAAAGCAACTTACAAGATAGACTTTGGAAATGAACTTTATCATCCAAGAGATTGTCATGACATTCCTGTTGTTGAAAGTTCCTACTTTAAAATGTATGTAATACAGAACTCAACATTAGTCGAAAAGATTTGCTATTTTGATGATGATGGTTCCGGTAATATGCGTATCTATACTACAGATGCAAAAAATAATAAGATTTACATAAACAGTAAAGCAGGAACAGTTGATTACAAGACAGGAATGGTCACTCTAACAGATCTAACTGTATCATCATTTGTAAATGCACAGAACTATATCTACTTCATTGCAACACCAAATGACGCAGATATCTTTACAGATTATGATACTATTCTTTCGTTTGATGCAGCAATCAACAGAAATGTTTCCATAACACTTACACCAGTTTATAAGAACTCATTGAATAATGCATCATATTCAACAAGAAATAGTTCTAACTACACATCCGGTTAATCATGCTACAAGTAGAAATTCTCTATCCACAACAAGATTCAACCGTATACAGTAACGAATTAAAGTTTCGTTACAAGGTTTTAAATAACCTAGAAAAATACAAACTTAGTAAAATTGTTTTTATTCTAAATGATACAACCGAAATAACAACTACAGTAGACAACGAATATACTTTTGATTCTCTCCAAACAGGCTCATACGAAATAAAAGGTTATTTATTAAATAAAAATAATATTAAAATAGATGGTACAGAATTCACAGTTAAATTTAATGTAGTAACAGAAAAATTTGAACCAAAAAATTTAACATGGGCATTTTCAAAAACAAAACTACCACAGTTCATACAAGACGATTATAAAACATTTGCAAGATTTATAGAAGCATATTACGAATGGTTACACAAATCAAATAACCCAATATTTTCTCAATTTACATCTGAACAATTTGCTGATGTTGATACAACCCCAGAAGTTTTCCTATCAAATTTCAGAATACAATATTTAAACGACTTCCCAGACAACATATTGACATCTGGTGATAAAAATATAAGAACAATAATTAAAAACATAAAACAATTTTACAGGTCTAAAGGTTCTGAAAAGTCCTTTAGATTTTTATTCAGATTACTATACAACACTTATGTTGATTTTTATTATCCTAAAACTGATCTCTTAAAAGGATCTGGTAACTTATGGGTAGAAAATGTTGGAATGAAAGTAAAGAATATTGAAATCAAAACTGCATTCCTACTTAAAAATTCTTTGATATACCAACTTGATGATGCTGGCAGAAACATAACTGCATCTGCAAGAGTTGTTCAAGTTGTC